CCGCTCCAAAGGACAAGCAAGGGTTGGAGGATCTGTTGTCAAGATTGACCTCAGAGCCCAACCCAGAGCCTGCCTATTGGAGACCTTTCCTTAAATCGTATGTGTCGAGATGGGGCACGCCTTCGGGCCCCAGAGAACTCTTCACAATGCCTTCCGCTAACGCGGCCTTGGGATTCCCAAGGTCCGTAGGGGGGCATGTGACTGGAGTCCAGCACTTAGTGCTGCTCGGTTATGCGATTAAGAAGACTCGCAGCAGAGCGGGGCACCCTACCATTGGTATGGACCCCGACGGCTCTTACCTGGAGCTACTCAGTGACGCCCTCCATCCCTCTTCCAATAAGGGGGGGGTGGATGGGCTAGAGAAGCTGTTCAGACAGCCGTGGGATGAGCTCGAAAAGCAGCTCCCCGGATGCGGCGAGTATCTGCAGGACTATTTGAAGATAGCGGTAGAGTACGTTATGGAAAACATAACGTACGTACCCATTCTCCCAATAGTGGCAGAAGAGAAGGGTTTGAAGACGAGGTTTCCTACCTGTTCATTAACAGCAGTGAACCTTGTTCAACAAATACTTCGTCGAGTCGCGGACCATGTTATGATTCGCGACCCGAGATTTTCGGAGGCGTTAGGAGGTGACCTCCGGGTGGATATGAGGGGCGAGCAAGGTCCTTGGGATTCCCAGGACGCTACCGCCGCCACTGATTACCATCCGGAGTGGCTAACAAGGGGCTTCTACGAAGAGTTGGCGGAACGCTACTCTTCGTTGGCACCGTACAGACGTTGGTTTTCCAAGCTGTTTGGTCCGAAGAAGATCCTTACTTGCGACCCGACTCTTTGTGAGCCGGTGTCACTCCTAACACACTATCCGAAGGCCCCATTGCTTGACGATAAACACGCCGAGATGTTTCACGGCGTTAAAGTCAAGAAAATGGGGCCGGGCCTGACAGGTCTGGGTCATGCCGAGGACATACTCCTTTATTGGAATGATTGGCTCGACGACCTGAACGGCCTACCGGGTACGATTACAACCACGGGGCAGATGATGGGAGATCCCACATCTTTCCCCCCCCTCATGTTGGTTACTCTGTGTTCCGCAGAGCAGACACTTGAGGTTTACCCCTACACTCCAAAGGAGCGTAGGAGATGGTATCGTGGTTTAAACCGTACCGATGCCAAGCTGAAGGGAATAGGCGATGACGCCGTACTCCCGCGCTGGACCAGGGCTCGGCGAACTTTGTATTATACAAAGTTGGAAGAGCTTTCCGTGAAAGTTTCATGGAAAAAG